GTCTCCGAGCATATAGAGCAAAATTGACTCCCCCTTCCCCCACGTCAGAACGAGAGACCCTCAGAAACGCCCGTAAACGCCCCGTAGAGCGATTTTGTGTCTCAGATGAAGATTTACTCGACCGACCCTCGAAAAATCGATTCTGAGCCATTCTGAGCGGTCATTTTTCTCAGAGCTTCTCCGAAAGCGTCCCGATCTCGTTCAAATTGCTTCTCATCTCCGCTCTTCTTCACTCCGACGATGTTTCCTGAGTCATCGAAGCGAGTGATCGTCCGCTTGAGTGAGTGCTCTTTGTTGTGACAGTCCTGACAGAGACACTCGAGCCGATCGGGATTGAGACTGATCTCCGGGTCGTTGATGTTCTGAGCGTTGAGATATATCTTGTGATGACAGATCGTCGCCGGACTTCCGCACCTCTCGCACAAATAGAAGCGACTCGTCATGTAAGCCGTCGAGACCTTCTTCCATTCCTTCGAGCGATAGAAGTCACGAGCAAAGTCTTTCATGACTCGTTGACGATCTCTCTCGCCTTGAGCGTGATCGCCTTGAGAAGAGCGTTGATCGTCCGTGTCAGAGCTTGATCGTCGGCGTGATCTGCATAATACCATTGAGTCAGAAGAAAGCCGGAGACGGTCTGACAGAGCGGTTCGCTCGCCTGATCAGCTTCACTCATTCCCGTCGTCACTCTGATATATCCCGGAAGAGCTTCGATCAAAGAATAGATCAGAGCGTCGTTGTTTCCTTCGTCAACGTGTAGCACGTTGCAAGCTTCGGTTAATGTCATTGTTATTCACCTCATAATTGAAAAGGGAACAAGGGAGTCACTCCGCTCGCCTTGCTCCCCCTTCTTATAGTTCGGAGATCATGGAACTCAAAGCACATGAATCTCGCTGAATACGATCATCTTTCCCGAGTGTCATCACGCCGGAGACGATCGTCGTCAGTCTGTTTAGTTTGCGGAAGCTTTGTACATCTTGACGAAAGCTTCGTTCACGATCGGCTTGCTGTCAGCGATCGCAAGTGCTCTGTAATCGATCACGCCCTTCTTGAAAGAGCTTTCACGAGAAGCTTCGATCGTGATTCCTTCCGGCATATTGTAAGCGAGATACTTCGCAAAGTTGCCGAAGTAAACGACATCGTCGCCGATGTTATCGTCGATCACGACCGGGAAGCCGAGAATCTTTCCGATTGACTCGTCCTTCGGGTCAGCGATGAAGATCGGACGCTTCGCCGTGTCAAGCATACCGTAAAAGACATTGTACAGAGTAGCGTTGTTCATAGCGATCTTCGCTCCCTGAGAATAGCCACGTTTCAGAAGAGAAACGAGCTTGATCACGTCAGCATATCCGGCGGTCGCATTGGAAGCGATCTCGACGGCGTTCTGAGTAGCTCCGGCGGTCTTGACCCAAGTGATAGACTCGAGTCCCTTGCCCTGATTGTTGGTGTTGCCATTGATCAGAGCATAGTCGATCGTCTCCATGACGCAAGCGGTCAGCTCGTCCACGAGATAAGCTTCGAAAGCATTGATCGACATCTTGCGAGCCTTTGCGGAGATAGAGAACACCTTCATGATCTCATAGCCGTCGAAAGAGACGGAAGCGACGGTCACGTTCTCGCTGTCGACCGCCTGAGCTTCTGTATGCCATGAAGCCTTAGTCGAAGGAGTTCCGACCGGGATTGCGATCTTCGTCGGGATTGCGAAGTGACGACACTCTCCGATAATTCCGCCCATTGTGCGAGCCTTCTTCACGACCTCATTGAGAGTCTGAGTCGGGAGAACGGCGGAAGCGTTGCTCGAAGTGATGAAAGCGTCATTTCTCTTCTCAGCTTCCTTCATGCCGATCTCGAAAGCTCTCTCTTCGTCAGAAGTGAGCTTCTGATCGAGCATAGTCTTGAAGAAAGCGGAGCGATACTCTTCGGACTCGAAAACGTTGTCAGCGTTGAAGGACTTCGGAGCGTCGTCACGAGAGCCGATCAGACTGAAACGGGAACGGGTCTCCGGCTTTTCAGCCTTCTCGTCGTTGTTTCTCTTCGCCTGAGCGATTCCGGTCAGCTCCACGTTGAGAGCCTGAATGTCGACGTTCTCGTCGGTCTCGATCATGTGATTGATCTCATTCGCTCTCGCTTCGAGCTGATCGTTTGTGTGGTTCTTGTAGAAGTTGAAAGCTTCTGCTACTGTATTAAATTTCATTTGAATTTACCTCGTCTTTCTGAGAGTCGTCGGAGTCCTCTTCGAGACTTTCTTCGACCTCTCTGATAAAATCCTCGAGCTTCCGATGATTCGGAGTCTCTGCTTCATGAGCGTCGTCTTTCCGATCACGATCGGGACGGGGGACGATGAAGTTCACGGTCAGATAGTCATAAGACCCGAGACCGTTCTTCTTCTTCTGAACGTTGAAGTTTGCCACCTTCACACGTTTCTCGTCGGCGAGATTCTGAATGTCAGAAGCGAAAGCGAATGTATACTTCGCATATCCTGTTTTTCTGCTCATCTCAGTCACCTCTCGTTATCATGTTTACGACGTTCTTGAGCTTCTCGAGCTTTCTGAGTCGCTCTTGACTCTCCGTCATGACTGATCTCGCTTCTACCGAAGTTTGACCGTAAGCCGGAAACTGAACGATTGAACACTCATAGACCTTCTCGATCTTGTTGATCGTTCTCGTGTTGGTTTTCGGGTCATAAGTGTCGCCCCCTTCCGGGACTTTGAAAGCGAAGCTCATTCCGTCGAGATCACGCCGTTTCACGGACTCATAGACCTCTCGAGCACTTTCCGTCGCCGGGAGAGTTGCTCTGATCGTCATTCCTACCGGGTCGACTTTCAGAGTCATCGTTTTCGGAGTCCTTGCAAGCGGAACACGGTTCAGATCGTGATTGAAAAGAAGTCTCACGTCTGAAAGATCAGCTCCGTCGAGAGCACCGCTTCGAATGATCTCCGTGTAAGACCCTACCGGGTCATTGATTGTCGTCGGTTGATCGAATACGATCGCCCGTCCTTCTATGGTCATAGCGTCGTTGATCTGAGACGCTCTGATCTCTGATATTCTTGTTTCTTTCATTCCTCGTCACCTTCCTCGTCGAAGTCCTGATAGACCTTCCGACAATATTTCCGAGCGGACTGTTCGATCTGATCAGCCATTGAGAGAAAGATCGCTTTGAGCGTTCCGTCAATCTTCGGCTTCTCTCCGTTCATGAATGAAAAGAGAGCCTTGATCAGTTGTCCGGCTTCTTCGTCGCTGAGAGACTCGAAGATCGGAGTCCATGCCTTTTGAAAAATGACCGTGTTGATCGCTTCGACAGCATACCTCACGACGCTCTCACCGCCCTTCTGAGCGGTTTTTCCGTCCGCTTTGGTATCTTCTCCACCTTCACCGAGAAAACGCTTCTGAGAGCCTTCTGAGCGGTCTGACAGTCACATCTCTCGCCCGGGTCGAGATTGCTTCCGCAATATTCGCAAGTTCGATAATAAGTCCGGGTCATTTCTTGTCTCCGATCTGATACTTGTTCGCCTGGTCAGCGTCGATCATGTTCAGAGCTTGAAGTCTCCGATCACCGTCAGCGACTCCCGGAAGATTGAGAATCTCGAGAGCCTGATTGATCGTGAGAAGTCCCATCGGCATAAGCTGAGCGATCAAATTGACTTTCGTCGAGTTGCTCGTGAATTGAAGCCGTCCCGATTCGAAGATGATCTCGTTCCCGAAGGACTGTTCTCGCTCCGTGAAGAGCTTCGCTGTCATTTCCTGACTGAGAGCCGTTGCGATCGGCTCGATCGTCGACTCGTAGAAAGAAGCGAACTGATCTTCTGTATATGACGAGCTGACGATCTCTTCTGTCACGCCGAGATAGCTGAAAATCTTCGATCTGATCGCTTTTGTCTGATCAGCGTCGAGAATGATCGGCTTGCTCTCGATCGGTTGATAATCCATTTTCTGATCAGTTGCGACGACTCCGCCGTCGTTCCCGATCTCGAGATAGTCGTTGACGAAAGCGTCACGCTCTTCTTTCAGCTTCGTCGGAGACATGATCTGAGTGAATTTCAGTATTCCCCGGATAGACGCTCCGCTTTTAATTCCGGCGATGATTCCGTCGTTCTGAGTCTGAGCGAGTTCGAGTCCCGGCGTGATCGCTGAGTTGTCAGCTCCGAGAATGTCGTCGTCGTTGAAGAATCGTCTCAGATGAATCACGTCTCGATATGAGAAGATGATCTGTCTCCCGTTCCTGATCGTGAACTGACAGAAGAGTTCTCCGTTCTGATCAGCGAGAAGATCAACGTGACTCGCCGTGATCGGATAGAGACCCCGGACGACTCCCCGATCATCTCGATCGATGAAGGCGAAAGCGTTGTTATACAAGAAGAGCCGTGTCACGAGCTTATATGTGAAGTCGTAAGCACTCATGAACGGATTCGGTCTGACTTGAAGAAGGCGATTGAGCTGACAGTCTCCGTCGACTCGATCGTGATCTTTGTATTTAATGACGTGAGACCCTTTGAGCTTTCCGGCGTTCCGGGCGATTGTGTCGACCCCTTCACGATATACGTCGGAAGAGTAAGCGTCGCCGGAGTAGATCGAGAAGCTCGCTGTCTCTTCGATCATCTTTGATTTCTGAGCCGTCGTCTGACGGTTGAAGATTCGGTCGAATATACTCACTTTAATTCCTCACTTTGATCGTCGCTTCCGGCGTGATGTAGTATTCCGGCGAAAAGCGAGCGATCTCTTTGTTCTTCATTGTCAAGCTCTGAATCGAGCTGAGAGCGACATATTGAGTCGCTTCTTTTAAGTCTTGAGAGACGATCGCCATGAATCCCGGGAGAGCCGGAGCGTCGACTTCGAGTCGTGCGTCGTTTATGATCTCACCGCTGACGAAGATGATCTCTTCGATCTTTGGCTTTTGATTCATCTCAGTCACTCCGATCACCCCCGTTTACATGGATTTTTAGACATACTTCGTCACTGTCATAATATCACATTATTGAGTAAATGTCAATTACTTTGCTTTTTCTGTTTACTCGATACACAAAAGAAACGGACTCCGCTTGAGAAGTCCGATCTTCTGAGTTTATTTGTCGATGAAAGATGAGATGTCGTCGTTCTCGAACGGGTTCTCATCGTCGTCGACCTCTTCGAATTGATACGACGGAGAGTCCTTGTCATACTTCGAATTGTTGTCGACCTCAAAGAGATCATAATCGGGACGATACTTGAAGAACGCTCGAAAGACCTTCCGCCCGTTTCGGTTCTTCATCGCCTTGAAAACGACCTCTTTCGGGATTGCTTCGGAAGCTTCGTCGATCTTGTCTTGCTTCTCAGACTTGAGCGTCTCTTTCTCTCCGCCCCGGTTGCCCTTCTTCGTGAAGAATTTCTCATCTTCGAGAATTGCGAGTTGAAGTCCGAAGAGATAGTCGCAAGTGTACTCGATCAGACCTGACTCTTTGAAAGAATCTTCTCCGATCTTCTCTCGATACGTCGATCGAGCCATGTTCGAGATCATGAGAACGAAAAGCTCGTTATCCTTCGAGAGTCGCTTGAGCTTCTTGACAGCGTCGTCGATTCGTTCCCGGTCGTCCATGCGTTGACCTTCGGGAGCTGAAATAATCTGCAAATAGTCGACGATCACGATCGGCTTGACGTTGTGCTTCGCTTTGTACTCTTCGACATAGCTGACAATCATGTCCGCTGAGACCGTGAAGTCACACTCGATTATATTGAAACGCTGAGCCGTCTGAGCGTGAGCCTTCTTGACGGCGATCAGAGTGTCGTCAGAAGCTCCGTTCTTGATGTCGATGTTCGAGAAGTTGTTTCCCCCTGAGAGATAATATTTCCGGGCGAGAGACTTCGTGACAAGCTCGATCGGGAGCTGTTCGAGAGAGAAATATAAGACGGTCTCTCCCTTCTCGATCAGTTGATCGGCGAGCTGAACGCTGAAAGAAGTCTTTCCGAGAGATGTTGCTCCCGTCAGACAAGCGAGTCCCGGATATAAAGTGAGATACTTGTCAATGTTCGAAAATCCCGTCTTTCTGTCTTTGTACTTCCGAAAATATGCGATGTCAGCTCCGAAAGCGTCGCTCTCGAGATACTCGCTGACGTTGACGATCTTGAAGATTGTCGCCGGAGCTTCGATCTCTTGAAGCTTCTTCGCCCCCTGAGAGAGAAGCTCTGTCAGCTTTGCCGGGTCAGACCTGAGAACGTCGTTCGAGTCCTTGAAGCCTTCCGGCGGATAGATCACGAGCGACTTGATCTTCTTTTCCGTGAAGAGATCAGTCAGAGATTGAGCGATTTTCTCTCCGGGTTCGTCGTGATCGGCGACGATGACAGCTCCGTCGATCTTGATCTCCCCGATCAGCTTCTCGATCTTCGAAGGATAATGAGAAGCGATCACATTCTTCGCCCCGGCTTGAATCATGCTGAGAGCGTCGAGCTGACCTTCTGTCACGAAGTAGAAGTCGGAGTCTGACTGTTTGATCATGAATGTCGGAGCTTCGCCGGGAAGATTGTCGTATTTGTTACGATCGCCGGGATTGATCAGACGCTTCGTGAAGTAGTCCGTCCCCGGATAAGGAATGACGACAGCGTTCTTCTCCCGGTCATATCCGAGCTTGAATTTCTGAATGATCTCGTCGGAGAATCCTCTCTCTTTGAGATAAGTCTCAGCCGGAGACCCGGCGAGCTGAGAAGCGAAAGTCTCGATCTGAGTCAGTCGCTCCGGGTTGATCTGCTTCACTTCTTGTCTCACCTCTTTTCGTTCCGGCGTGAAGTCTCTTCTCGCTGAGTCGATCACGGTCACTCCGAGAGCCTGAGCGAGTCCGTCAACGATCGCCGGGAAGTCGTTCACCGTGTCGAGTCCGTTGATCTGAGCGTAAAGATCGAAGATGTCTCCGCCGGACGAGTGACTCGCTGAATGACAAAACCACCGATCACCGTCGACGTGAAGTGCTCCGTCAGAGTCTCGACCGCCCTTCGACCCACTTCCGCAAATAGGACAGACAAACATATTTCTTCCGGCTCTCCGAGACGGAGTCGTCACCTGAGAGACGTATTCTCCGAGACGAGATCGGAGTTCGTCTTTGATGTCGTTCAATCTGATCACCTCTCAATCAATATTTTGTGCATGATAGCACGAGAGCGACGGCGACAGCAACGTCGCTCGAAGTGCGTGTATTAAGCTTATAGAGCTTATAAAGCTTATACAGTTTTTGACCGATCGCCGGAAGCCCCGTGTTTACTGACTTTTCGACGGTTTTTCGGGTCGTTGTGCGTCACCACTTTAGACCCCTACCGTCATCAGTTTAGACCCCTAAGCGTCACCGCTTTAGACCCCTTGCGTCACCACTTTAGACCCCTACTTTTCAATCAATATCTTGTGATTTCAGAGTCTGATCGTGACGCTGACGATTCGACCCTTCTCGCCCTTCGAGACGTTCTCTGAATGTCCCTTGATGAAGCCTTCCTTCTTCCAAAAGTCGAGAATCTTCTTCGTCGTCTCCCTGATCTTCTGCTTCTTGTTTCGGAGAGCTGAGTCGCTCTTGATGTTCGAGAGATCGATCTGTTTGTAGACGGTCTCATATAAGATCGTCGGAGAGAGCTTCGAGCTTCCCTTCATTGAAAGAATACGTCTGTAAAGATAGCCTTGAAGAGTGATCGTCTCTTCGTTCTTATTGACGGGACTGTTCAGAAGCTTCACGTCCATTCGACCGACCTGAGAGAGTCTGTTCGCATAGTCATAGATCGGCGGAGTGCGGAAGATGTGAACACATTCAGTCACCGTCCCATTGAGAGAGACTGTCAGACGCTCGCCGGGAAGGACTGAGCCGTCATACACAAACTTCTCGAGACCGAATTTCTTCGCTTCTTCGGAAGCGTCGATCTTGACGTGAGAATACATGAGCTTCGTGATCGAGTTCGAGATCGCTTCTTGTTGTTTCGGGTTCAGAGTCGCTCCCTCTTTGCCGGAGATCGTGTCGAAGATCATTGAGTCCGTGATGTATTCGTTCCCGGAGAGAGCGTGAGAGACGAAAGCGTCGTGAATTTCCTGATCGAACGGAGTCAGCTCTCGCCGTCCTTTGATCTCGACTCCCTGACCTTTGAGATCGTCGAGACTGATCGAGACGAGCGTGTAAACGGGATTCTTCTTCGCCTGAGCTTTCTTCTGAACGTTGACTCTCTTTCCCGTCCCCGGGAGAAGATCTCCGAGAAAAGTCTCTTGAGCGACCTTCGCCGTGACAGCGACCATTTCTTCCGGTCTCGTCGTCTTGACTGAGATCATTCGCTCGAAAGTCAGCTTTCCGCCCTTCTCGCCCTTGTTGCCGGAGACGTGCGGATTCTTGACGAGAACGTCCCTGATCACCTTGTCGAGCTGAGCGATTCCGTCCGGGTCGTCCTTGAGTGCTTCATAATGGAGCTTGAGACAATACCTTATATCATCGGCGATCTCTTGAGCGTCGAGCCATAGATCAGACCCGTCGACACGAAGATCACGAGCTGAGAACGCTGTCAGCTCTTCGCCGTTGTGCTTCCCGGTCTGAGCGATCTTCTTATATTCCTCATAGCGATTTATGATCAGCTCCGTCGCCTGAGAGCGAGCGTTTTCGACGATCTTCTTCTTGTCTCCGCCGAGCTGAGCGAAGTGTTTTCTCTCGATCTCAGAGAAGAGCTTTCGTCTCTCGCTGACGAGATCATCTTGAAGAGCGAAGTATTCGTCACGAGCTTTCCGCCATGCTTCCGACCCCTGAGCGAGCCATTCGTCGAAGAGACGAGTGACTTCGGCGTTCCTTGCTCTGACCTTCGCTTGATATTCCGTGAAAGCTTTCTGATATTCGGCGAGAGCTTTCTTCGTTTCCTTCTTCGGATAGATCGGAGCGATCGGAGACTCGATCTCCGGCTCTTTCGGTTCGTCCGCCGGGTCTCTCAGCCGATCGACCTCAGCTTCCTTCTCTCCGAGAAGTCTCTCATATTTTGACTCGAGTTCGTTGATCTGACTGAGTTCGTCAGTCGTGAAATGAATTATCATTTATGCGATGTCCTCTCTTCCTTGAATCTCTCGATCTCAGCTTCGTCGATGTAGATTCTCCCTTTGAGCTTCTCGCCGTGAAGCTGACCGTCCCGGAGAAATGATCTGATTGTCGGCGGAGTAAGATTGAGAATCTGAGCTGTCTCCGTAACGGTGAAAGCTCGAGTATTATCTGTAAACTCAATCACGTCGATCACCTCCAATTATCCGGGCGACGGAGTAACGTCTTTTCGTCAACGGTCTCGAGATACTCCCTGAGAATCTTGTTGATCAAGTCTTTCAGCGAGAGTCGCTCCGTGTATGCGTGATCTTTCAGCTTCTCGAGAAGTTCGACTTCGACGATGAACGTCGCTCTCGTGTATTCCGGCGTGAGACCTTCTTGAACGGGATTGTCCCGGACGATTCTCTCGTTGAGTGGTCGTCCGATCTTCTTCTTGACGCTGACGTTCTCTTCCGGCGTTTCCGCCTGATTGAAGAGACCTGAGTTTTCGAGATTGAATTTCGGTTTACTTGCCATTGTTCAGACCCTCTCTTTCAATGAGTTCGTTTGTGAGTTCCTTGTATTGAATCGCTCCGTTGCTCTTCTCGTTATATGTGAAGATGTCCGTCCCATTGACGGGAGCTTCGGCGAGAGCCGTGTTCTGACTGATCTTCGTCTTGAAGAGCTTTCCCGGGAACGCGGACTCGATCTGATCAACGATCTGCTGATCGAGATTCCTTCGGGAGTTGTAGAACGTTGCGATCACTCCGGCGATCTCGAGTCCGGGATTCATTCTCTTCTTGACGATGTTGATCGTCTGCATGAGCTGAGCCATACCATTTAAGGCGAGAAAGTCAGCTTTCACCGGGACGATGATCTCGTCAGAAGCCGTCAGAGCGATCAGAGTCAGCACTCCGAGCGACGGCGGACAGTCGATGATCGTGAAGTCATACTTCTCAGCGACACTCTCGAGAGCTTCCCGGAGAAGAAACTCACGACCGGGAACGCTTGACAGCTCGATCTCCGCTCCGCTGAGTCTGATGTCCGTCGGAAGAACGTCGAGATTCTCCCTGATCGGCTTGATCGCTTCGCTGATCGGCTCTCCCTTGAGAACGTCATAAGTTGTCAGATCGTCAGCTCCGATCTCTCGATAGCCTGAGCAAATTGAGAGAGACCCTTGAGCGTCGAGATCGATCAGAAGGACTCTCAGACCGTGATCGGCGAGACTTGCTCCAATACTGACGGCACTCGTCGTCTTTGCGACTCCGCCCTTCTGATTGACGAAAGAGATCGTTTTCATTGAATAACCTCGCTTTCTGTGTTATAATATGGAGTGGCTCAGATGATTAAATTGTTTACTTCTGTTACTTGGTCGTTTCGGTTGTAGCGGTTTACTCGTCTGAGTCTTTTTTCATGTCATCGAGCGTCTCTTTCAGAGATTCGTTGAAGATATACATTCCCGTCATGACTCCACGCTTGAAAGCTTCGTCACACATGAAATGAATCTTGTCGATCGGAGCGAGCCTCTTGACGGCTTCCGGCTCTTTCTTCTGAGCTTCGCTGACTGCATCGATGATCGCTTCAAATACGTCGATCGGGACGTTGTACTCTGAAACAAATTCTCCGATCTGTTCATTCTCCATGACGATTGCGTCTCTCATGGTCTCGAGCTGTGTTCTTGTCATTGTGTTTTACCTCACTTTCTGAAATGCCCGAGCCACTCCGTCAATCATCATACACTAAGTAAACATAAAAGTCAAGAGAAAAAAAGAGAGCCTTCCGAAGAAAGCTCCCGGAGTCCCTGATCAGCTCTCCGAATACGGCTGAATGTTCTTCGGGGTCTTGCCGACGGGAGTGTCGCTCGCATAGACGAAAAGCTCCGTCTTGTAATCGTCTTTCGTGTCGACTCGAGTGACCGTGTAGAATCTCTCTTTGTACTCGATGAAGGAATAGACTTCGATGTCCTCTCGATAATTGAACACGAAGATTCTCGTCTCGTCGTCTCCGTAGGTTTTCGCTTCGAACGTCTGACTCTGACTGAGCTGATTCGCATAACACCATATTTCACCGGGAGTCGCATATTGATAGCTTGTGACCCATTGTCCGTAAGAGTTCTGAGTCGAGACCGACTTGATCAGTCTGCATTTCTTGTCTTTCTTGTAATAGATATTCGATTTCATTGTTTTCACCTCATATCGTTTGAAGATACTCGTTGTAATGATCGCAAAGTCCGACGTAAGCGTCGAGAAGGCTTGCGAGTCCGTCGATTCTGTACTTCGCCGAAGTTGCCTTCACGGGGACGATGTTTCCGTTCCGATCTGTCTGAATCCCCGTGTTCGTGATACACCATTTCAGAAGCGGATTGTTGTTGTAGTTCACGAGCTTCTTTTGAAGATCAGCTCCGAGCTTCTGCATCGGGAGAGAGAGCGTTTTCGCTCCCTGAATACATCTGATCATGTTGAAGCCGTGATTCTGCATCTCGTCGACCCAATATCGAGCCGAATATGAATCGTAGTAAATCCACGCCGGAGTCACGTCATACTTCTCGACCATTTCGAGAAACCACGCTGTCACGTCGTGATAGTTGATCGTGTTCCCCTGACAGAGACGGAGAAGTCCTGACTCGAGCCATTTGTCATAAGGGATTTTCTCGTCATGGACTCGTTGCTCGAAGTTGTCCGCCGGGAGAAAATACATCTGAGTCACATATCTCTTCTCGTTCTTGTCCATGAAGAGAAGCGTTGCACACGTCAGATCGGTCGTGATCGAGAGATCAGCTCCGCCGATCGCATATTGTCCCCGGAACGCTGAGAGATCGAATGTCTCTTCGTTGTTGATGTCGTCGAAGGGAAGCCACGCCGTCGAGACGCTCTGAATGACGTTGAAGTCCTTCACGAGAACGCCCGTCAGATCGTGCGGACTGTTCTTCGCTCTCTCGACCTTGCTGATCAGATCGTCGAGCTTCTTGATCGAGTTGAGTCCGGGATTCGCCTTCTCCCATTTCAACGGGTCGAAAGCTTCCTTCTTGTCGTCGAGTTCATACATGATCGGGAGAAAACGATCGTCTTTGATCGTGCCGTCAGCGACTCCGCAAGCGTATTTATACATATCATCGAAGATCGACTCTCTGATCGTTCCGGCGGTCGTTATCATCACGAAAAGCGGTTGTCTCCGAGCTGACTGACTTTGCTTCATGACCTCATAGAGATTCCGATCTCTGATCGAATGAAGCTCGTCAACGATCACGAGAGAGCTGTTCAGACCGTCGAGCGTGTCGCTGTTCTTTCCGAGCGGTTGCATCTTCGAGAACGTCAACGGGAAGTAGAGATCAGACTTCCGCTTCTTCGTGATTCCGATCAGCTCCGGCGATTGCTTGACCATGTTGACGGACTCCGTGAAGATGATTCGAGCCTGGTCTTTCTTCGAAGCGACTGAATACACTTCCGCCCCGGGTTCGTTGTCAGCGATCAGACAATAGAGAGCGATTCCGCTGAGAAGAACACTCTTCCCATTCTTCCGGGCGACATAGAACAACGTCTCACGATACTTCCGAAAGCCGGACTTCTCATCGATGAAGCCGAAGAGAGCTGAGATGAAAGCTTTCTGAAAGAGTTCGAGCTTGAGCGGTTGACTCGCCCATTCGCCCTTAGAATGACGACAGAAGCGTTCAATGAAGTCGATCGGACGCTGAGCTTTCTTCTCGTCGAAGATGAAGCCGTCCTTCGGGTTGTGTATGTCGTCGGAGAGCTTCTCATATACTCGCCGGATTCGCTTCGAGACGATACACTTCCCCGATCTCATATTCTCGAGATATTCGTCGATGTAGTTCGTCATAATCCTTCTTTGATGAAGTCATAGACGGGATTCGACTTCTCCGCTTCCTGAGTCTTTCCGGCGAGATCGCAAAGCTGACGATATAACATCGAGTAACGCTGAACGGTCGTGTTGTACGACTTGAGAGCCGGAGATTCCCTGAGAAAGCTCTGTCTCCCTTGCTCGAACTGTTCGATCGTCCCGGTCTCCCTGACTTGCTTCTTGAGATCAGCGAGCGTCTCTCTCATAAAGATCAGCTCTTCGATCAAATTCTCACCGATCTTCTTCTTGTCAGACGGTATCTTCTCCAATATCTCCGAGAAGTCCGTCGAAGTAATCTGTTTTTTCTTCATACTGAGTCACCTCTTGTTATTCTGTTTACCCCTCCCCCGTCGGAGAGTTCGTTTCCGGGTTTTGAAGAG